AGGGAACTCTCGGAGCTGGACCGGTAGAGGTGGTGACGTCGACCTACGACATCGGCTACCAGACTGTCGCGGATCAGGGACTCGGAGTCACTTCGATGGTGATGAAGGGAACCGATGTCATCAGCCTGGCCGACATCTTCAACTCGCCGACCATGAGCTTCGCCAAGATCATGGAGAACGCTCGTGCGAACGCCGTTCCAATGGCGTTGCAATCTGTGACCTTCAATGTCGGTGCTCGGATTTTCAGGAAGTTGATGCGCAGAAATTTCTCAGCCGCGAACCGCCTGATTAAGCCCCTCGGACTCAATGTGAGGCTAGGCTGATGGCTGACGTTCTCGCCTCTGGCCTGATCTACTTCGCCGACGGTACAACCGTCCCAATGCAGAACACCGCACAAACCGAAGGATCGAAGGAAGAGATACTCACGGACAGTGAGATAACGACGACAGCTCAGAGCATTGGGGATTACGGCCCCAAGAAGACAATCGTTGCCGGCTACATCTGCGTCGCAAACGCAGCCGCCTATTGCTATGTAGAGCGCCAGGGCGTTCCTATCTCCTTCATCAACGTCGGGTCAGCGGGCGTAGCGGGTGGGTCCTATTTCCCAGCGTCGGCGAGAGTCTTTCTGCAACCTGGCGACAAGCTGTATGTTTACGCCCAGACTGCTGCTGATCGCACCGCCAGCCTGCTGACCCAGACCAACCAGGGAAGTCACCGAGTTTTCCAGGGAACACCGTCCGGAAGCGGCAGCGTGGCCCTGCTGGACACGATCACTTCGAATACCATCGGCGACACTCTGGGCGGCTCGGACGAGATTATCGAGAAGGCACTCTTGGTTTCAGGTGATGGCACCCTGCTGACCTCGGCAGGAGGCGCATGGATCAAGAACAACATCGGCAACATAGCCGGGGCGTTTGCTGCCCAGGACTCTGAGAACCACTTCCCGCTTTTCACCAACTGTAAGGTTCAGGTCAAACTCAACTATACTGCTGCTGTCGAGCTTTCCGCCTGAGGTGCAGGGCTATGGCGATCTCTAAGCGGGCAAAGGCGCGACTCAGGATAATGAGCGCAGCAGAGAAGGCAGCGGTCAAGAAATCCGCCAAACTCCTCTTCGATACTGAGTTGATGGGCGTCAAGCGCATGCGCGAAATAGTGAGATGGGCCGAGAAGCGGTGAGGAGAATGCCGCTTCCAGATGTACAAGTGACATCGCCTCGAGTCTACAAGCTGTTGAAGACTACAACGCTCGAGAACCTCACCGCCGATGATCTTGCGGATGTGGCTGACCCGATCAGTATCGAGATGCTCAACGAGGACGAGCTCAGGCGCCTTTGCCTGGTCGCCTTTGCGCGTATGGTGACTAAGGGCAGCTTCGACGGGTGGTTGTGATGCCTCTACCAGATGCAATCAAGAGATCCCCCAGGGTCTACACCCTCCTTCAGAACATCGACCTTGAGAATCTTAGTGCTGATGACCTCGCTGACGTAGCTGATCCCATAGCGATTGAGGAATGCAACGAGGATGAGTTACGCCGACTTTGCCTGGTAGCATTCGCTAGGATGGTTACGAAGGGATCCTTCGACGGGTGGTTGAGTGGTGGAGGAGGAGCGTACAAGCAAACCCCGGCGCTCACGGCGACGGGTTATGAGACCTACGATATCTCCGCCGCAGCACCCTGGGGCGTTATCTCGAAGGATCAGGACGCGGTTGATGACGAACCATGCTTCTATCCGTTCATCGCGCCGAAGACCGGCACACTCACCGCAATAAGCATCGGCGTGACGTCTGCAGCGATTGCAACAAACACGCTGCAACTGGGAATTTATAATGCCGATTCGTCCGGATTGCCGTCGACTCTTATCGCTTCGGCCGCCATCGACCTTGAAAGTGCGGGACAAATCCGGCAGACTTCATTCACCGGCACTCCCGCAGTTGAACGCGATGTCATGTATTACATGGGATATTGCCGAAGTCATGTAGTGGCTGCCAGTATCCAAACGTCGAAGCAAATCTATTGTGCAGGACCGGGCCCGACCGACACCACGGAGGACATCAAGTCTCACCTTCAACTCCAAAGCAGCAACAGGACGCTGCCTAGCACAGTAGACGAGACGGATCTTAAGACCACGAACTCAGAAACTCCGGTCATGCTCTTGGAGTGGTGAACGTGCACAGGAATACTCGACACTGGGACGGCACGACTCTGATTGAAGAGACATTTCGAAATGTCGAGTGGGACGAGGTCAGGCGCATGAGGAATCAAGACCTCGAGCGCTGCGACTGGCGAGCGCTGAAAGATGTGACGCTGACCTCCCCATGGCGTCAATATCGGCAGGCCCTCAGGGACATCACAGCACACCCAGACGCCAATACCGCATGTGACGCATGGCCGGAGGCTCCTGAGGATGCCTGAGCACCACGAGCACGACGAGGAGAGCTTCCCCGAGCAACTGAAGCGCCTGGTCCTCGACAACGCATTCGCCTTCGTCCTGGGCTGGCTCCTGGGGGCGGGCCACATCGCAGCCCTCCTCGGTGATCTCGCTGGTGCGTTCACATGACCAGCCGCAGAAAGCCGGACAAGGTGATCGAGTACCGCATCTCTCTGCAGGAGAAAGAGCGCCAGCAGCTAGACGCGATTGTCGGGGCTTACCAGATTGACAAAGTCAGCGAGTCAATAGACCAGATGCTTTCCTTTGAGAACGTCTACATCGGCATCACGCTGATCGAGATAGCAACAGGAAAGGAAATCCTGTTCGGCACTCCTAACGACGTTGGAGCCATTATCAATGATGTCAGAGAGTGGTGGAAGGCCAACAAGGACGAGTTCGGCCCTGGGCTCTGGGCTTTCATCAAGAGGCTGCTCGAGAGAGCGCCGCTTACCCCCGCACAAGAAGCATCGATCGAGCAGACAGCCACCCTCTACCAGACGACACCAGGCGTCAACCCTGCTACTGGGGAAACCTGGACCTCAGTGGCTCAAATGTGGGCAGCCAGTTTCGGCGTCAGTATTCCCTAATCGGGGCCTTTACCCCCACCATCATGGCATCGATAGGTGCTGATTATCGCACAATTCGGGGCGAACTCCGCAGCACAGGCAGATCAGCTCCACCTCGAGGAACTCGTCAGAGAGTCCCGAGTAATCGATCTCCATGTGTTCAGAAACCTCGAACCACTGAGAACTGATCCCAACCGGGCCAGGAGTCCAACTCGATCAGGAGCCACTTGAAGAACTCCCTGGCTCCCATCTTCTTCGCCATCTTCAATCTCTCTCAGCTCTTTCCCTTCTGACCTCGTCTGCGACGCCAGTGGCCTCGCACAGACAGTCGATGTCGGGGCATGAGAATCCTCTTTGGATTACGGCATCGGAGTCGTCAACTTTCTTTCCGCCTAGGGCTCTCTCGTACAGGATCGCCATTCCAGGGTGAAGCCATTTTCCGCACGCATCGCATTTGACACCCATCTTCATTCCTTCATCCCCTTGTTCCTCTGACGGCACTCGGCCCGCAGCGCATAGTGAGGCATGTGCTTCGGCCGCTCAAGAAGTTTCCATCCTCGAGGTCGGCCACGGCCGGACCAGTGCCGGACTAGCTGCGCACGAACTCGCTTGCCGCACTTGCGACATCGACGCTGCAGAGTGATCGTGCCAGGGCGAGTCTCCCAAGTCCACCATGTCTCGCACTGGGGGCATTCCCACATTCCCTTTTTCATTGGTCGACCTCCAAGTCATCGGCGAGAAGGTCCCTGATATCCTGCTCCAAACCCCTGATGACCGCGCCGCCTAGGACGAGGTCCTTCTTTAGCCCCCTCACGTCCTCTTCTAGGGCTCTGATCTCCTTGGCCCGGTCCAAACACCTCTTGTGATCCTCGAGTGTCTCAGATACTCTCCTAGAGCGTGTTTTCTTCGGCCATGCCGAATAAATCGCGTATGCGGGCTCTGAGAAGCTCACCGAGTTGCTGGGTGCCATGATCCGAGACAGAAAGAGGGGTGTTAATATTATTATCGCACCCTCGAGAGGCCGAGCAACCACTAAAGGCGGTGTACGGTGTAGGGTGGGCGCGCGGGGTGGATAAAATAGTCGAAAAAGAAAGTTCATACCCCGCTGACGCCCGGCTGAGAGGGGGCTGAGCGGGTATGGTGGCTCTAGAACTGGTCATTCTTGGCGTTCTGGACGTCATTACGCTTGCTGGACTGGTCGCCCTGGCTCTCTGGATGCGTTCTGAGTTGAAGGATGCTGTCGAGGCACTCGACCACTCCCTCGCCCTGGCGATCCAGTCAACGGTGAAGGAGTTAGGAGGCGGTCTAGCTGGATTTGAACCGATTAATCCGATTTCAGCTGCAATCGGTCAATTCATCGCGGCTGCGGCTGACCAGAAAATGAATACGATCAACGCTGTCGTCCAGGACAGAGCTCCAGATGGCAAATTCCAGAAGTCAATTGATGAGTTTCAATGAACCTAGTGCAGATTCCTCACTTAGTGTGTAAAGCCGGCAAGGACTATTAGCGAGTTCGCTCGGTTTGCGCGTCAATGGCAGCCCGGAAGAAGAA